GGGGGGTAAACAAAACGGGAAGCCTAAACCAGGCCGACTAAACGTGGATAGGATTGGGGTAAACGATGGGATTGTTGACCACGACCGAGTTGGCTGGGGCGCTGCAAGTGACCAAGGGGCGGGTCAGCCAATGGGTCAAGGAGCAGAAGGTGGCCGGGTGCTATCACGGAGAGGGGCGCGCGCGGCGGTTTGATCTGGCAAAGGTTGCGGCGGCTTTGGGCAAGACGCTGGAGCCCGGGCAGATGATGGGCAACGGGGCTGCGACCCGCAGCCGGTTGAAGGAAATCCGCCAGGGTGGCAAGGGTGCCCGTGAGGATGACGGCCTGAACCTCGATGCCGTCGATGAAGAGGACGCGCCGCCGGGCAAGCCGGTGTTGCGTGACGGGGCGCTGCTGCCCCAAGCCGATCCGGACCGCTATGAGTTGGCGCGGATCCAGAAAGCCGAGGAGGAGGCCCGCCGGTTGCGGCGGCAGAATCAGGAGGCCGAGGGAGCGTTCGTGCTGGCGAGCGAGGTGGAGCAGGCGGTGGCGCGGCAGATGGCGCAGGAGATTGCCGAGGTCGAAACGGTGTTGCGGGACGGGGCGCGGGCCGTGGCGGACAGGCTGAGTGTCGATTTCAAGACCGTGCGGCTGATCCTGGTCGAGGCATGGCGCGGTCATCGGGGGCAGCGGTCGCAGCTTTTGGCGCAGGAGGCGAACGGCCGGCCTATGACAGCCGCCGAACAGGACGCGAATTTCTGAGATGGGCTATCTGTCACCGGCGGCACAGGTGGTGGCGCGCGCCATCGCCGCCGCGCTGGTGCCGCTGCCGCCGCCGGACATCACCGCGTGGTGCGAGGCCAACATCGTGTTCGACGAGCGGTCGCCGATGCCGGGGCCGTTCCGGATCGACCGCTTCGCCTTTCTGCGGGAGATTCACGCAGCCCTGTCGCCGGAGAATCCGGCGCGGGAGGTGACGGTGCGCGGGTCGGCCCAGTGGGGCAAGACGGTGTCGATCATCCAGCCGACGCTGGGGTCGTGGTTTGCCTATGGCGCGATGGATGCGCTGGTGGTGCATCCGACGCAGAGTGCGGCCACGGAATGGGTCGACAACAAGTGGTTGCCGATGCGGCGGCAGGCGCGTGACCTGCGCCGGATTTTTGGAGAGGGGAGAGGGGACAACAAGGACGCGAAGTTCAACCAGGAGACGCTGGCGCGCAACGGATCGCTGAAGGTGGCGTCGAGCGGATCGCCGTCCGATCTGACGGGCACCTCGCGGCGGCTGGTCATCATGGATGACCTGTCGAAATACGAGATGAACGAGAAGGGTGACCCAGAGGCGATGGCCGTCAGCCGCGCCTCGGGGTTCGAGGATGCAAAGATCCTGCGGGTATCGACGCCGCTGATCAAGGGGACCTGCCGGATCAGCCGGGTGTTCCAGCGCAGCGACCAGCGGTTTTTTCATGTGCCCTGTCCGGGCTGCGGCACCTTTGCGCCACTGACCTGGGAGAACTTTCGCAAGAGCATCGATCCGGAACGTCTGCAGGCCGCGCATTTCACTTGCGAGGCTTGCGGGACGGTGATCGGGCATGCCGACAAGGAAGCGATCGTTCGGGCGGGCCGGTGGGTGGCGCACAACCCGCGCGGCGATCATCCGGGGTTCCATCTGTGGCGCGCCTATGCGCCGCAGCGCGACTGGGCGTCGATCGCGGTCGAGTATGCGCAAGTCATGGGCTGGACCGGGTTGCCGGTCACCCAGACCACGGAAGACGCGCTGCACGCACAGGTGGCGGCAGAGACCGAGCAGACGTTCTGGAACGATGTGCTGGGCCTGCCGTTCGAGATGGCCAGCAAGGGGCCCGACTGGGAGGCGCTGCGCGACCGGGTCGAGAATGCGGACGAGGTCGTGGGCCCGCCGCTGCAGAAAGGGATGTTGCCCGCCACCGGGTTCATTCTGGCGGCCGGGGTGGACTGTCAGGGGGACCGGACGGAGGTGCAGATCGTCGCGTTCGGGCGGAACTATCGCCGCTGGGTGATCGACTATGTCGTGATCCCGCATCACATCGGCGACGACGAGGCGCGGTCGGCCCTGAACCAGATACTGAAAAGCGCCTGGCGCACCGAGACGGGTCGGCGGGTGGCGCTGGACGTGCTGGCGATCGATGGCGGGGCCTATACCGAAGATGTCTGGGACTGGGCGCTGCGGCACCCGTGGAGCCGGGTGATCGTGACCAAAGGCGCGCGCCGCGAACATGCGCCCGCCCTGAAGCGGATGGAGTTCGACAAGCGCACCGACCGGATGGCGCGCCGCAAGAAGCGGCAGGGATTCATCACCGGCGTGAGCCAGATGAAGGGCGATTTCTACACCTGGCTGGCAAAGGAGGACCCCGGCGAGCGCGGGTTCTGCCGGTTCGCCGCCGGGTTGGGCGACAAATACTATCGCCAGTTGGCGTCGGAGGTGCGCGTGTTGAAGCGCGGTCCGTCCGGGGTGATGACCAGCCGCTGGATGGTCACCGAGGCCGACGGGCGCAACGAGGCGCTGGACACCATGGTGATGGCCGAGGCCGGGGCGCGCTACAAGGAATGGACCTATCTGGCCGACAGTGGCTGGGACCGCCTGGAGGCCGAGCGCGGATCGGCCCCGGATGAGCCACAGGGCGATCTGTTCACCGCAGCGGTGCCGGTGCTGCTGCCCGAAGCCGCATCGGTCGCCCCGCCTGTCGGGGGGGCTGCAAGGCCCGCGCCCGTGGCGCAGGTTTCTGAAACTTCCGGCTGGGTGCCGGATCGTGGCGAGGACTGGATATGAGTGTGACCCTGCAACAGATCGCCGCCCTTGAGGCTGCGATTGCCACCGGTGCGATGGAAGTGCAGCAGGGCGCGGAGCGCGTGAAATATCGCAGCCTGGCCGAGATGGAGCGGGTGCTGGCGCGGGCCAAGGCTGAACTGGCGGGGGCCGCGGCGGTGCGGCCCACGCATTTCACCCCGACCTTTGACCGGGGCGTCTGACAGGATGGAATTCCGGATGAACCTGCTGGACCGGGCGCTGCGCCAGATCGCACCCGAGGCCGCGTTGCGCCGGGTCCGCAGCCGCGCCGCGCTGGACGTCATGATGAACTATCAGGCGGCAACGCCGGGCAAGCGGGGGGCATCGTGGCGGGCGACGGGCAGCGATGCCGACACCGCGGCCCGCGGCGCGCGCGAACGGCTGGCCTATATCGCGCGCGACATGGTGCGCAACACGGCCTTTGCCACGCGCGTGCAGATGGTCGTCGCCAACAACGTCGTCGGCGACGGGATCATCCCGAAAGTGGTGGGCGGCACGAAGGCACAGCGCGCCAGCCTGTTTGCCGCGATCGAGCGGCACTGCGACACGGTGCTGATCGATGCAGACGGCCGCCAGAATCTGTATGGGCTGCAGCGCATCGCGGCGCAGTCGATCGTCGAGGCGGGGGAGGTTCTGATCCGGTTGCGCCTGCGCGACATGACAGATGGCTTGCCACTGCCGTTCCAGTTGCAGATCCTTGAGGCGGACTATCTGGACGACACGCGGGACGGCACGCTGACGAACGGCAACACGGTGAGCGGCGGTATCGAGTTCGATCTGATCGGGCGACGGGTGGCCTATTACCTGTTCAACGAGCATCCCGGGGCGATGTATGGCTTGCGCCGGACCTGGGAGAGCAGCCGCGTGCCTGCGTCCAGCGTGCTGCACCTCTACCGGCAGGACCGGCCGGGACAGATGCGCGGCGTGAGCTGGTTCGCGCCGGTGGCACTGCGCCTGCAGGATTTTGCCGACGGTCAGGATGCGCATTTGATGCGACAGAAGATCGCCGCCTGTTTTGCCGCGTTCCGGCAGGCCCCTGAGGCCGAGCAGCCTGGCGCTGATGCCGCGGACCCGGCGGGTCTGGCCGACCGGATCATTCCGGGGCGCATCCAGAACCTGCTGCCCGGCGAGACGATCAGCTTCGCCACCCCGCCGCCGGTGTCGGGGTATGACGAGTTCAACAGGTGGGTGTTCCGGGCGGTATCGGCCGATATCGGGGTCACCTATGAGGCGCTGACCAACGATTTTTCCGGGGTCAACTTTTCCTCGGCCCGGATGGGGCGGATGGAAATGGACCGCAATGTGAAGTCCTGGCAGTGGCTGATGATGGTGCCGCTGATGTGCCAGCCGATCGGGGCGTGGATGGTCGAAGCGTGGCGGCTGATGTCGCAGCAGGCGAAGTCCGATGTGCGGCTGGAATGGGTGCCGCCGAAGCGGATGCTGGTCGATCCGACCCGAGAGATTCCGTCGATGGCGGATGAGGTTCGCGCCGGGTTTGCCAGCCGTTACGAGAAAATCCGCGAGCTGGGGTATGACCCTGAGCGCGTGATGGAGGAGATCATCGCCGAGCGCCGCTATGCCGCCGAGCAGGGCGTGGCCTTTGACAGCCAGGAGGATGCCGCCGCGAAGGCCGCTGACCTGCAGGACAGTCTGGACAAGAGGGAACAGAGGACATGAACGAAATCCGGCTTTATGGCACGGTGGGTGCCAGTTACTGGGATGAGGAGAGTTTTTCGGCCAAGTCGGTGCGCGACCAGTTGCAGGGCCTGTCCGGGCCGCTGACGGTGCGGATCAACTCGGGCGGCGGCATCGCGACCGAAGGGCAGGCGATCTATACCATGCTGGTCGATTATCCCGACCAGGTGCATGTGGTGATCGACGCGGTCGCCGCCTCGGCCGCCAGTCTGGTTGCGATGGCGGGCGACACGATCACAATGCGGTTGGGGTCGTTCCTGCTGATCCACGATCCGTCGCGGGACTGGCTTGATGAGCGCGGCACCGAGGCGGCGCACCGCAAGACGGCCGACCATCTGGCCGTGATCGCGAATGGCTATGCCGCGATCTATGCCAAGCGGGCCGGGATCAGCGTCGAGGAGGCGCGGCAGGTGATGAAGGATGAAACCATCCTTGATCCCGACATGGCGGTGGCGATGGGTTTTGCCACGCAGGTTGATCCGGCGGCACAGGCCGAGCCGGTCGCCCGGTTCGATTACAGGATTTACGCCCACGCGCCGCAGAGCCTGCGCGAGGCATCCGAGGTTCTGGGTGCTGCACCCGGACGACAGGCCGTGATGGCCATGATGGCGGGGCTGCCCCGCGTTCAACAGAAGGAGACGACCATGGGCGTGAAAACCCCCGAGACGACAACGGGGGTGCCCGCTGTCGAACCTGAAAACATCGGTGCCAAGGCGTCCGCCTCGCAGCCGGTTCCCGCTGCAAGCCCCGCCGACACGGCCCGGGCGCAGCGGATCGGCGACATCGTCAGCATGGGCGGTTTCGGAGCCGAGCTGGCGCTGGACATGATCACCCGCGGCCTGACGCTGGATGCGGCGCTGGCCGAAGTTCTGACCAAGCGCAAGGAGCAAAGCGAGATGAACCAGCCCAAGCACAACGGCCACCGGCCCGCGACGATCATGCTGGACGCCCGCGACAAGTTCGTGACCGGCGCCGCGCTGGCCCTGATGGCCAAGACCCACCTGAAGGGCGGCGAGCGCAATGAGTTTTCCAGCCTGTCGTTGACGGAGCTGGCGCGCGCGTCGATCGAGATCGGTGGCGAGCGCGTCCGCCTTGAATCGCGCATGGACCTGGTGGGGCGTGCCTTCACGATGGCGGGGGCGCACAGCACCAGCGACTTTGCCAAGATCCTGCAGAACGTGCAGGGCAAGGCGGCGCTGGTCGGTTGGGAGGAGGCCGAAGAAACCTATCCGCTGTTCACCCGGGCGGGCACGCTGACCGATTTCAAGTCCAGTGCGCGTGTCGGTCTGGGTCTGTTCTCGTCGCTGACGAAGGTGCAGGAAGGTGCCAATTATGAATTCGGCACCGTCGGCGACCGGGGTGAGACCATCGCCCTTGCCACCTACGGCAGGATGATCCGGATCACGCGGCAGGGCATCCTGAATGACGATCTTTCGATCCTGGGTGACCTGCCGCGCAAGATGGGTCGCGCTGCCCGGCGCACGATCGGCGATCTGGTGTTCGCCATCCTGACCGGAAACCCGAACATGGCGGACGGCGTCGCGCTGTTTCATGCCACGCATGGCAACTTGGCCGCGTCCGGGGCGGCACCATCGGTCGCGACCCTGGGGGCCGCCCGCGCGGCCATGCGGGTGCAGAAAGAGGCGGCCGGCAAGCCGTCGCTGAACATCCGCCCGGCCTATATGCTGGTTCCTGCCGCGCTGGAAACCACCAGCATGCAGTTGCTGTCGTCGCTGGTCGATCCGACGGCGACCAAGGGGATGGCGGAAAACCCGGTGCGCGGTATGGCCGAGCTGATCGTCGACGCGCGCCTGGATGATGCCAGCACCACCGCGTGGTATCTGGCTGCCAATCCGAGCATGTATGACACGATCGAGGTCGCCTATCTGGA